CATACTTCTCTTTTGGTTCTGGTATTCTTATATTAATCTTAGCCATTATCTTCTTCCATCTGGTTGTATATCTAGTCTTAAAGTTCCAAATCTCCAAGATTCACTAGCTGCATCATTTTCTATTTTTACACTAACAAATCTACCTCTAGCTCTGGTGTCTTTTTTATCTGTGCTTGATGTTATAGTAAAAGGACTTAGTGCTGTTTGAGTAGAAGTTTGCTGTGGGTATCTTTTTACATCTAAACTAACTTTTGCATTACCTTGTAATGTTTTAAAATCTGGCACAAATCTTCTCATAGCTAAAAATATTTCACCCGCAACTTTTGGTCCTGATGCTCTACCTCTTGCATCTCTTTGTCTTTGCTCTAAATCTATATCAAAAGATTCTATAAATGATGTAACAGTAGTTGTTGTACCGTTAGGATTAACTTGATCAGTTCCCACTTCATGTTCAAAATATGTTGTTTGGCCTAAACCGTCTTGACCAACAATAACCGGAAAAGTGCCATCTGCTGTTGAGTCATATTTAGTTGCAAAAGGATTAGGATAAACGTTTGAGTCAATCCAACTTGTTCTAGCTTCTGTTCCAGTATACCAAACACCGCCAGGAATTCCTGTAGATTCACCATAATTAAATATTACATATTTATCATTATATTCAGAATTAGATGATGGGTAGTACCAAGTTATTTCTGTATATAAATTATTTAATCCAGCTGCAACTTGTTGACCTTTTGTTGTATCAAAGTCATCAAAAACAAAATCCTCTACAGTGCATGGTATAGTTTTAACTGTACCATCATATAAAAAGAAACCTTTTGGACTTAACCAAAATGCAGCTCCATCTATTTCAACAACTGCGTTTTGACCTATAAGTCCACAGTTAGTACCAACTTGTTCTAATTGGAAGGTAAATGGTGCACCAATGAATTTCATAGTATACAAAGCATTATCTGTCCAAACTAGAATTACTTCTTTAGCTTTTAATGCTCCAATAATTTTCGTACCATCTTGTAATCTTAAAGTTCCAGCAGTGTTTGTTGCTGATGGAGTGTATGTATTTATATCTTCTTGATCCGAGAATCTTATAAACATATCGTCTTGTGTAGTCGTATCACCAATAGTTGTTTCTGTTCCAAAGTGTAATAAGTGTCGAGTTGTTGGAGATATTAAACTAACTCTTGTTGCAGTTGGATTACTTCCTGTTGCAAATCCAGATGTAGTTGTGGATGCTCTCGTCTCTAATGGTGTTGATGCTCCAGCGTTCCATGTAAAAGTTTTACCATTTAATATAGTTGCAACTAATACTTGACCAAAATTATCTAGTGACCATAAACCTGGTTCTAGTGTTACATCAGTTGCAGCTGCTGCTTCACCCCAATTACCATCACCCCATGATCCAATACCCCAACCATAACCATATGATTGTGCTCTAGGTCCCACAGGCTCGTAAGGTTTAATACTTAAACTACCACCTGTTGATACTGTGCCACTAGCATTAGATGATTGTGTTATTGTGAAGGTGCTTGTTGTTGGAACTGTTATTACTTGAAAATTTTTATCTTCGAAATCAGATGCACTAAATCCTGTACCACTTGGTAAAGTAACACTATCAAGTTGCACTATATCTCCAACAGATAATCCATGTCCAGATTTTGTAATAGTACATGTTGGTGATGCATTTGTAGTAGCAATAGTTGCAGATGTTAAAGTAGTTTTCAAAGGTGTAATGTCATACAATTGACCTTCAAAGTATAATAATAAAAATTTGTCTGTACCAATCGCTACATATCTATTACCTGCAATATCAACAAAAGCATGTTGTGCTCTTGCTACACCTACTATTGTATCCGTTACAAGAGATGACCAGCCACCTACTTTTTCAGGTAGTCCATATCTAAATCTTACGTTATCTGAATTAATCCAACGATTCTCTGCACCTGATTCGGTATTTTGTTTATCTATACCTGGTTTAAATCTGTACTCAATTAGAGCCATGGTCCGTGCTCCTATATCTTAGTTTTATAAGCCCAGCCTCTTGTTGCATTCACAAATACTAAAGTAAAAGCCGATGCACTTGTGTTTACCACTAGGTTAGAAGCAGCACCTAAAATATTAGAACCGTTTCTGGCTATAGTTAAATTATTTGATGCAAAGTTATTACCACTATCTATAAAATGAACCTCTGAACCTACAGATGGTGAAGCAGGTAAAGTTATAGTAATAGCTGATCCAATACCACTTCCAGATGTATCAATTAATAATTGATCGCCGTCCACAGCAGTATAGGCCGTTGTTGGTGTGTAGTATCCTTTTTGTCTTATTCCTAAATTAATATTTGTACCATCTGAGTATACTAAACATTTTGATCCAACAGGTAATGCAATACCTGTTCCAGATACTGTTTTAATTGTTAGTGTATAATTACTTGTAGATCTAGTTGTAGCATCCTCTACAATAAATACTCTTTCTGCAGAGTCAGGCATTGTAACTGTTCTGTTTGCAGCTAAAGTTCCTGTAAATTTAAAATATAAATTTTTACCATTTGATACAGCATGATTAGATAATGCTAATGCTACATCGCTAGATGCAACATCTACAGCAATATAACCACTAGCTGCTTGTTCTAATATCTGTAAATTTGTGTTAGTGATTGTACCCCAGGTACCTGATTTTTCACCTGTTGTTATTAGTTCTAGTTTTAAATCACTTGATGTACTTGACGCCATATTTCTCCTACGGATTTAATGGGTCAATTTCAACCCATGTTTGTGATACCCCTGGAGGTATCGGGTTCCATGATATCACATCTACCGTACCTGTTGCAAGGTTTATTCTGTTGCCTGTTACAGCTACTTGTTGATCTACTCTTGTGGTAACATTACCAATTGTTGCATTTATTCTGTTACCTGAAAGAGTAACAACTACTTTACCTATTATAGTTGGAGAACCTGTGCTTAAATTAACTCTGTTACCAGTAACTGCAGCTCTAATACTTTGTCCAGCTGTTGCTCCAAAAGGTGCTGCTGCAAATGATGATCCTCCAAAATACATTTATTCTCCTACGCTCTCTTTTCTGGAAAAGTTGCACTATCCCAAGTCATTGAAACTCCTGGCACTATACCATCCCATTTTCTAATTAAAACAGATGAAGTATCTAAATTTGTTCTGCTTCCTGTAGGTAACACAGTTGCGTCTGCAGTTATCGTTACTGTTCCAGAAGATAAATTTGCTCTATTTCCAGTAACTGATACAACAGCGTTAGCCTCTACATCAGCATTACCGATTGTTAAATTTACTCTACTACCAGTTACAGAGAAATTTGCATCTGCAGATATTGTAAC